GGGCCGTGCGCGTTCAACAATGAACAAGGACTTCCGGCATCATTACGAGATCGTCGAGTTCAAGCTGCGGCGTTATCTTGTTGCCAAGTCTGACAGAACCGTAACCAGGAACCCGCCGCTGGTTAAACGCCGCGACTTCATAAACAGGATATTCGAGAACAAACTGCCGATACGAATACGCATTGACGAGGGGTGCAAGAAGATGATTGCTGATATGTTGTACGTTAAGCAAGCGATTGACGGCGGGAAAGATAAACATATCGTTACGGACAAGGTCACGGGCGACAAGTATCAGAAATACGGTCATCTTTCCGACGGTCTTGATTATCTGATAGTTGAGGCATTTAATAACTATTATACGGCATGAAAACGATTGAATATCGCATCCGGTCAAATGACAAATACGAAGAGGGTTATTTCTTCACCCTTGATGAACTTGTTGCATTAGTGAACAAGATGCAGACCCCGGACCCGATGGATGATGCTCACATGAGAACACGCGAAACAATTAACAAATACTTAAATGAATAAACAGGAAGGACTTTTAAAACTGACAGAGATAATCCGGCGCAATCTTACGCACCGAGATTATAAGCGGGTTACGGAGTTGGCCGACACTTACTATAAGATGGTATCCGGCGACGGGGTTGCTGACTTGCTTCAACAGATCGTTAAGCGTGAAACTCCGGAAGAGTTTGAGATGCGTAAGACGATCACTAACTCAATCATACCTCCTACGCTTGCTTCTACAAAACTGCCGTTTCAAAAGACAGTACGCACGAAGCCAAAAAAGAGGGATATCTCGTGGGGCGACAAAGACGACCAGAAACGAAAGGATGAGTTTGAACAATTCATCTCTCATTACTGGGGCGATGCTTCACTTGAAAAGTTCTTTGAATATGCTTTTGTGGATTATAACTATATCGATCCTAACGCATTTTTGATTACTGAGTTTGACTCATTCAATCCGGCAAAAGAGAAAGCAAAGCCTTATCCATTCATTGCAACATCGGAACAATGTGTGATGTTTGAGATGAAGAACAACATACTTGAATACCTGGTTGTAAAACTCCCGATAAAGTATAAGACCGAGGCCGGAGAAGCGGACGGTTTCAAGTACACTATCTACTTAGGCATGGATACAATCACATTCACCCAGGTTGAAAAGCCTGAGATCAATTTCTTATATTTACCTGAAGGGCAAGAATATCCAGAATATATAAAAATAGAGAACAAGTATTATTTTATTCAGTTTTTCACGCCTAAGAACACGAAAGTTCCTGCGCGGAGATTTGGATACAAACGCGATGCTGAAACTCAGGGCAGAACATTTGTGTCAGTATTTCATGATGTGATTCCATATCTGAATAAGACGCTCAAAATAGACAGTGAGTTAGACCTTTCTACAGCTATGACGGCCTTCCCTCAGAGATTTGAATACGTTACTCCGTGTAACGAGTGTGGCGGCTCTGGGATGTTGAAAGACGGTCATACTTGCGGAGTGTGCAAGGGATCAGGCCGTGAGCCGGTGCATAACTCTACAATGGATGTTATCACGCTGGATATGCCGCGCGATCCGACAATGATGATTGACCTTGAAAAGATGATTGTCTATAAAGCACCTCCGATTGATCTGCTGACCTTTCAAAAGGACTACATCAATGAACTCAGGGCAAATGTGTTTCTGATGATGTTCAATAAGGAACTATTGGATAAGTCAGAGGTAGCAGCAACAGCAACAGAAAAGGTACTTGACCTGGACAATCTTAACGACACTTTGAATCCTTTTGCGCGGTCGCTTTCTACGATGTGGGAGTTTGTCGTGAGAGATATCGCAACTTATACGGATTTTGCTAAAGACTTATTTGTTGAACATTCATATCCTGAGGACTTTAAATTCAAGTCAATGTCGGAACTGATGCGCGAACTTCGTGAGGCAAAGGATGCAAACGCCTCGACTTCAACAATAGCTAAGATTGAAGATGACATAAACGAAAAGCTGTATGCCGATCAACCATACGATCTGAAGGTCATCAGGATTAAAAACTCATTCAATCCGTTCCGAGGATATAAAGAAGAAACAATCAATCTGCTGATCTCTCAGAACCTCACTACGAAATATAATGCAACGCTTTATGCTAACCTTGAATCTATCTTCAATGAACTTGAACAGGAGATTCCAGACCTGTATGAGATGAGTTATCAGGTCATACTTGCGAAGGTCAAAGAAAAGGTTGCGCTTTACATGGGGCAAATGGAACGCGAGAAACCTAAACCGCCGGTTCTGAACTTCGGACAGGAGGAAGAGGAATGATACCTTCGCGCGGTTGGTATCAGTGGGCTTGGTCGCCGGTTGTAGGTTGTAAGCATGGATGCGAATATTGTTACGCCCGCAAAGAGTTTGATGACTTTGATACTCCGCGCATTAACCTGAAGGCAATGGGAGAGCCTAAGAAATACAAAAAGCCCTCAGTGATATTTGTCTGCCCGTTTGCTGATCTGTTCGGTGAGTGGGTTGACAGGTTATGGATTCAGGCGGTGATTGACGTTGTGCGTGAGAATCATATTCATCAGTTCGCGTTCTTGACAAAGAATCCTAAAAGGTATCATGAGTTTCAATTCCCGGAAAATGTTTATCTTGGTGCAACAATTGAATCACCCGAAAAGATGTTCAGGGCAAAGACAATGGAAGGGTTAACGAATAAATTACTTGCATCGATTGAGCCGGTCATGGGTAACTTTACTGGAGTTGATTTATCTATGTTTGATTGGGTTGTTGCGGGTTATATGATAGGCCGGAAGAAAACAAAGGCAGACCGCGAGAACATGAGATCAATAGCACATCATAACAAATACGTGATTTACAGATGAAGTTCTCAGTTATCATGGCCTCAACTCTCGCTGAATACGGCGGGGCGGCTTCACGAAGGGATGAGAAGATCGTGAGGGCTATTGATAGTGTCATTGCTCAGACCTTCACGGATTGGGAGTTGATAGTTGTCGCTGACGGTTGTATGAAAACAATGGCAATCGTCGCACGTTATGATGACCCACGAATAAAGGCCGTGAAGATTGACAAACGCCCCTGGTGGGATGGCGCACCACGAAACAAAGGCATTGAACTTGCTGCGGGTGAATACATCATTTACATTGACAATGATGATTATTGGGGTGACGGTCATTTGCAGGGCATAGCTGATGAGATTGGTGATTTGGATTGGGCTTACTTCAATGACTGGGTGTATAACGGTACGGACTTCATCCCGCGTAACTGCGATATAAAACGGTTAGGGGCAAATGGAACGTCGAATATCTGTCACCGCAAGTCACTGGGGGTCTTGTGGGGTCATCGCGGTTATGCGCATGATCATTACTTCAATCAGAAACTTTTAAGATTCAGAAACTATAAAAAGATAAATGCAGGGGAATACTGCGTCTGTCATATTCCAGGCGGAGCAGGGTATGACCTTTAAAATAACGATATGAGTAAAAAAGTAGCAGCAATCACAATAACCTACAACCGCCTTGAACTGACTAAGCGGACATGGGAGAGTTTTAACGCGAAGACCGGAGTTGACTTTCATTTGTTTGTTGACAACGGGTCAACTGACGGCACTGTTGAATGGCTACAGGACAAATATCGCATACTTCTGGATAAGAACTACGGAATAGCAGCAGCGTTCTATTACGGCGTTCAACAATTGCAGGATTATGACTATATCCTGAAGCTGGATAATGATGTTGAGACTGTCACCGAGGATATGATTGCGAGATTGGTTGATTTCATTGAGAAAGCCGGTCCACACGCAGTTTCACCGCCCGACCTGATGATTGACCCTAAGTTCTATCCTACCGTGTTTAAACGGGCTGAGATAGCCGGATACCAGGTTCAATACACATCTCATACCGGAGGGGCTTTTCAGTTAGCACCTGCAAAGTTTGTCCGTCAGCTATGTGAAGAATATGCCTGTCTGAAAAACGGCGACTGGATGATCGGGCAATATTACCGTTCAATTGGTTGTCCTCCGGCTTACTTACTCGACTTAGGGATGAACCATATCGGATTGAATCAGAGTACACCGACAAAAGAATATATATTTTGAAATACGATCTTATCATAGTATCTGCTTCACGTGACGCATCACTGCGAAAGATGACGCAGGATGCTATTGATTCGTGCCTAGCTGACGGGGCCGACGTTAATGTTATTCTTGTCGAAACTCATCAGGTCTTTGAGTATAAGAACGTAGATAAGACAGTGTTTTTTAACGGGGAGTTCAATTACAATCATTGCCTGAACTTAGGACTGAAACACCGCAAGGGCGACGTTCAGATTCTTGCAAACAATGACATTATCTTTCAGCCTGGGTGGTCATCTATTGGATACACTATGCGTGAGTATGGATACTTATCTACTTCAGCACTCTCAAACCATCCACGGCAGAAGCTCTTTAAACGTGGTGACTATGCTTATGAAGGTTATGATATTTGCCTTTATGTAACCGGCTGGTGCCTGTTTGTGAGTTCGAAGGTTTGGGATATTATCGGCCCGCTGGATGAAACCTATCGGTTTTGGTATTCGGACGATGCTTACGTGGCTCAACTGAAACGCAAAGGGATAAAACACTACCTGATATGCAATGTAGTTGTGAATCATTATATCTCACGGACGTTAATGAAAACAGATCGTGCAACACGAGTAAAACTAACAAATGCCGAAAGAAAAACCATACAAGGGAAAAATCGCCGCAATCTACAAAAGAAACTATGAGGACATTGGGATGTTCTATTTTGTAGAGGCTCAGAGGTTATTGTTGCCTTCGCTGACAATTGAAAAGGCAATAGATAACTTTTATCGGTTCATTGGTGAGACTGACTTTAATCATGATTCAATTTATACGACTTATTTGAGGATGAAAAAAGAGTTTTACAATGAGGCTTCCGAAAAGAATTGCTGACATAATCAAACGAAAGGATGACTTCATCACCGCGCGTGAGGCCAGTCTGAATAAAAGCGTTGTCCGACTTCAGAATATGCTTATTTCGAAGCTGACCCGTGAAATCATTCCAGCATTGAACTCAATGGTAAGAGTTGCACTCCACTCAGGATACTCCGGGCGGTAGCGTACGTCAGCGGATCCCATACCAACGCGCACC